GTCCGATGATAGATACCATACATCTTGTACTGCGCCCAGCCCACATAAGATTTTTGGGCGCAGCATCCGTCCCTGGCGGACACGTTACGTACGTGCTTCACACAAAGACCTACTGCTGGCTGCAGTGGCCCTGTGCTGACGGTCCCATGCTCGCATCTCCACGACGGGACAACGTGGAGACCCTCGGTTTTCTGGAAAGATCCCGAGACCAATCTTTCTCTACCCTTCACCTTCACCTCAATGCTCCCAACAGTGTGCAACCAGCTTCCTTTCGCTGACAAAAATGCCAGCTCCCCATGGGGGTTAGTCTCCCTACTTAGGCAACCACTTGGGGATCACGCCCGCCTCAGGAAAGGACGGCACAGATTAAGCAGGTAGCCAGCCTGCACCGGTGTGAATTACTAGCGTTCCCTCCGAAGAGGAGTTTTCCGACACATTGCTCCGGCCCGGTTTTTCCAACCACTTCCCCACGTGTCGGCTGACCTGCCCGACACGCCTGGGTCCTCGCCAACCTCCAGCACACCGTCGTTCACAACAAAGGATCCACCTCCAGTTCGAGCCGATAACTAGCCAACTAGTGGCATCATCGTCAAGAGATCACATCTTCCCCTCATACCAGTTCTCAGACAAGCCAGGGTGTGCGTCTTGCCAGACTATGTACCCCTCCCTACGGAGGTAGTTCTGCCCGGCACTGTAGTCAAACGAGCTCTCCAATTTCTTTTGCTCCTCCACTGTTAGCCCGAAGGCCCGCTCGAATGACTCCCTCGCCTCATCTGACACCTCCAGAACGTCTTCCACGCCAGCGAACCAGGCACCCACAACGAAGTAATCCGCAAAAGGATGTTCCTTGACCTTCTTCAACGTTGGTGTTTGCCCCAAGATGTGTAAAGCCCATGCCTGCAGCACTGGGACTCCACGGGAGAGTGAGAGTTCGCAACGAGCAACACCCTGCAAGTAAACCGTAGCGAAGGATGGTTCCCGCAACCACCTATAGCTAGAGGTCGATGTGGACAAGACCTTAACGTAGTCTCTGACCATTGTCCAACCCATCGACCCACCCAAGTTTACCGGTGCAGACTGCCCGAAACGTATCTCCTCCAACACATCAACAGGCCTCTCAACCACTAGCTCTTGGCCACTCCAAGCTTGACTGCGGGCAGCGAAATTTGCCATGACCAAGGAGAGTGACGTACGCTCCAGGAACACCAGACAGTTGTCACCATCAACGAGAACATCGAATTTGACTCCGAAAGATCTCATGACTGCAACAACCACCGCCAACATGATTATGGTGTTACCCATACCAGTGTTGAAGTCCCCAGAAGCCCGTCCTCCCGGCCTTTCAAACTTCCCCCCACAGGCTAGTCTACCACGAAGATTCAGTTGGTGAGAAAGCAGCTTTACCAGATCGCGGTCCTTAGGGAAAGCCGCTTTGTAAACGCGCTGCTCCTGCTGCAACTGACTCCGCCCGACATGCGCCTCGAATGCCTTGCCGTCGGCCTCAAACACCACACAGTCTCGTAAGTTGGCGAACTTCTTAACGATCAAGTTCGCCCTCCTCCTCGGATTCAACCCCTTTGCCACAAGCCTCCCCACTCCTCCACGTGTAAACGTGGCTGAAAGTCTACCCCAGAGCCAATGCTCAAACGGCTTTAATCGTGAGGCCAAAGACAAATTGTATCTAGGCGACCTAGGACAGATCAACCTAGGTTTCGCCCACTTTGGCCCCACATTGATTTTCTCAGCCTTGAGAAAAGCGCTCACTTTCGTATCCTTGGTGGTCCACGACTCCTCCTCCAAGGACTGCCACGCCTCCACGTAGCGCCGACCAAGCAACCCCGTATAGCTGCGGGCTGTTTGTTCGAGGCTCCAACGACCCTCATTGTAGCTCCTACTGAGCCTACAAATTTGGGACACCACCCTCTTGACTTCCCCAGATACTTCCTGGAAAACTTCAGGTGGCAAGTT